GGTAAGTTTGGGGGGTAAAATTGCACAAGACGTTCCATAACGTTCTTGTGCATCTTGCTACTTTACAATATCTTCTTTTCACTATACATATTATAGCACACAATTCAACAGAAGTCAATACCCTTTTCAAAATATATCATACACTAAAGCATTAAAGCGTGAAAACTATAAACCTGGTACATGCGTCCACTTTATTGGACACTAGAAAAATGCACATTTTTATAAAAAACAGTTGACAACGTACAATAAACATATTATAATGTAATTGTACTAAAAAGTACATATTATTTGAAAGGTGAGTGGAAAATGTATGAAGTACGTAACAAGAACGATTGAGGTAGTAAAAGCACAAGTTAAAATTAGTGATAAGGATGGTAAAGTATCGGAAAGAGAATGTAGTGTAGTTGGTAGTGATTTAATTAAAGAACTTAAAAAGGAATATCCAAATTCCAAAATTGTTGTTCATGAAGCGGTCAGCGAAGAAAAAAAGTATCGTATGTCTTATGAAGATTTTGTTAAATATGGTGAAATTGTTAAATAAATGAAAGATTGGAGTAAAGTTCATGAATGATATTATTGTAGCAAATGCAATGGAAACAATGGAGAATGGTGCAATGTGGACATCTTTTAAGGTGGAGACAATGGAAGAAAAGAAAAAATTTTATAATGCTATTTCTCAAAAAGGAATTTCATTGAGTGAACATGTAAATGAAACTTTTAATTTAAAAGATGTTTATATTGAAGTAGTTGAGATGGTAAATAAAAAAACAGGTGAAGTAAAAGCAACACCAAGAATCGTATTATGGGACGATAAAGGAAATACTTACAATACAGCTTCTTTTGGTATTTATAATTCATTAAAAAGAATTTTTAAAATTTTTGATGTTCCATCTACATGGGAATCACCATTAAAAGTAAAAATAAAACAAATTAAAAAAGATGAAAATAGCATTTTGAATTTAGAAATTTTATAACAAATAATAAAAACAGGTACTTAAATTTTATAAGTATCTGTTTTTTTATCAGAAAGGATGATTTTATGAAAACTAGACGAGGGGTTTATTATGAACTTTCAGAGACAGAATATATTAAAAATGTATTTTATTTTAGCTTTTGTTTTTCATCTAAATTTTTAATGAAAAAATTTGAGGATGATTATTATAGTATTACAAAACAGCTTGAATATAAATTTGTAAAAAAATATGAAATTCCTTTTGATTTAAAAATGTATATGGCATTTGTATTATATAAGGATATAGAAAGGAGAGGTTATAGAGTTATTAATAATAGGACAGGAGATGTTTACACATGCCCAGAATCTATAAAATTCATTGGAGAGTTAAAGACAAAATAGAATTAAATAAAGCGATAAAAAATTTTAATTCTAAATTAAATAGACTTTATAAAAAGGGATTAGATATTAAATTACCTGATAAAGTTAATTTAAAAGAAATAAGGGAAAGAATATATAGTAGAAAAGATTTTACATTAGAAATAAATAGATTAAAAAACTTTACAAAAAGGGGTGCAGAATTACCTGCTAATATAGGAAATGAAAAAGTAACCAAATGGGAATATAACGAAGTTAAAAAAGCAATAAGACGGGATAACATAAGGAAAAAGAAAGAAGAAGAAGAAAAAAGAAGTGAAGTATATGAAAATGGAGAATTAATTGGTAGAAGAATAGGTGTTGAATTATTAGAATATAAACCAAGGTCAACAGATATTAGAAATAGAAGTTATCAAGAATTTAAAAAACTGCAACAAATATTTTTTAATAGGAATGATAAATATAGTTATGAAAGGAAAAGAGGGTATTTAGAAAATTATATAAAATCATTAAGTGATTATAAATCCATGAATGAATATAACGAAGTAATAAAAATATTAGAAAAAATGAATATCGATAAATTCATTAAATTAATAGATGAAGGTACCTTACCAGAAATTAATGAATATTATTATATTGAAAATATGGTTTACACATGGAATCAACTTTTATATTCATTGGGGATAGAATCTAATTACGATTATGACGAGTTATACATGTGATTTTGAAACTGTAAATGATATAAATGATTGTAGGGTCTGGGCTTATTCTATGTGTGACATAGAAAGTGAGGAAATAGAATACGGAAATACTATTGAGGGATTTTTTAACATTTTAAAAAATAGAAATCTTAGATTATATTTTCATAATTTAAAATTTGATGGTGAATTTATTTTATATTATTTATTTAGGAATGGTTATAAATATAACGAAAAATGTTATGAAAAATCTTTTAAAACGGTAATAGCTGATACTGGACAATGGTATATGATGAAAATACATAATGGATATGATGAAAAAGGAAAACCCTGTTATTTAACAATAATAGACAGTTTAAAAATACTACCGTTTTCGGTTGAAAAAATAGGAAAAGATTTTAATTTAGGTGTTGAGAAATTAGAAATAGATTATAATAAAGAAAGACCAATAGGTTATCAATTAACACTAGATGAAATAGCATATATAAAAAATGATGTATTAATAGTTGCGAAAGCTTTAAAAATTTTATTTAATATGAAATTAAATAAAACAACACAAGGCTCTAATGCTCTTTATGATTATAAACAGAGTATAGGTGGGGAAAAGAATTTTAGAAAATGGTTTCCGCTTTTATCATATGAAAACGATAAAATAATAAGGAAAGCATATAGAGGTGGATTTACTTATTTAAACCCAAAATATAAAGATAAAATTGTCAATGGTGGTAAAGTATATGATGTAAATTCGCTTTATCCTTATATAATGTATACAAGATTATTGCCATACGGAGAACCATTAGAATTTAGTGGAAAATATAAAAACAATAAAAATTATCCTCTTTATATACAAATAATACGATGTCAATTTGAGATAAAGAAAAATAAAATTCCAACAATACAATTAAAACATACTGGAATATTTAACGATACAGAATATTTAACAACATCAGGAAATGAAGATGTAATTCTTTATTTAACAAATGTTGATTATGAATTATTTATAGAGCAATATAATATATATAATATAGAGTATTTAGGTGGTTTTTGTTTTAAAGCTAGAAAAGGAATGTTTAAAAAATATATAGATAAATGGGTAAAAGTAAAAATAGAAAGCAAGCAAACAGGGAACAAAAGTTTATATACGTTAGCTAAATTAATGTTAAATGCCTTATATGGTAAATTTGGATTAAATCCTGATGTAAAATCTAAAATACCGTTTTTTGATGGTGAATTAGTACATTATAAAATAAGTGATAGTGAAGTACGAGAGGGAATTTATATTCCTATGGCAATTTTTATAACATCTTATGCAAGAGAAAAAACGATAAGAAGTGCACAAACTCTTTACAAGAGATTTATATATGCAGATACAGACAGTTTGCATATTGAATGTGATAGTAATTTTACACCTGATTTGGATATAGATAGTGTTAAATTAGGGTATTGGGATAATGAATTAATATTTGAAAAAGCAAAATATAATCGTCAAAAAAGATATATTGAATATGGTTATGAACCAAAAAATCCGAATAAAAAATTTTTAAAAGTAACATGCGCAGGTATGCCAAGTACATGTCATAGTTATGTAAATTTTAATAATTTTAAAAACGGAACAGAAATTCCCGGAAAACTTCAAAATAAAAGAGTAAAAGGGGGAGTTGTTTTAATAAGTATACCTTTTACTATAAAATAGTTGACATTATTATAATAATATTATACAATAAAGGAGCCAATAATACAATAGTGTTTAAGGTGCCAACAAATTAAATTTTGCTTAGACATTAACTCTTGGCAAGAGGTTGTATTATGGTAGTGGGGTATAATATTATACCCCACTTATTTTTTAAGGAAGTGGTATTATGTATTATAACGGTGATAAGATAATAGAAAAAGGAAAACTAATTAATTTTATATTAGGTGCTAGAGGATGGGGGAAAACATATTATTTTAAAAAACGTTCAATAGAGGATTGTATAAAGAAAGGGGAACAATTTATATATTTAAGACGGTTTAAAGAAGAAGTAACGATAACAAAGGATAAATTATTTGGAGATATATTAATACAATTTCCAGAATATGAAATAAAACTTGAAAAAGATACATATTTTATAAATAAAAAGGGTGAAAAGAACTCTAAGATATTGGGGTATATTATTCCTTTATCTACATCGGGCAAATATAAAAGTGTTCCATTCCCAGATGTTACTAAGATTATTTTTGATGAATTTATTATAGATAAGGGTGTATTACATTATTTGCCAAATGAAGTTCAATTATTTTTAGAATTTTGTTCTACTGTAATAAGAAACAGAAATAATGTACAAGTATTTTTATTAGGTAATGCTATTAGTTTATATAATCCTTATACTTTATATTTTAAAATAAAATTACAACCCGGACAAAAGCTATATCAAAATGGAGAAATTCTATTAGAAATGAATAATAACAAGGAATATGAGGAAAATATGAAGTCCACAAGATTTGGAAAGTTAATAAATGGTAGTAAATATGGTGAATATGCGATAGAGAATAAATTTTTAAAAGATGATAAAACGTTTATAGAAAAGAAATATTCAGATAGTAAAGATTTATGCACATACATTTTTAATAATAAAGAATTTAGTGTATGGTATAGTATAAAACATAATATGATACATATTTCTAAAGATAAATCAAATAAACAAATTAGGTATACTTTTACAACAGATGAACATAATCCGACAACATATTTAATCCGTAGTTTTAGTAAAGATAGGATATGGAGACAAATTAAAGAAATGTATCAGGAAGGGAATGTAAGATTTGAAAATGGAGAATGCAAAAATAGCTTTATGGAAGCAATGGCAATGGTAAATGGGATTAAATAAGATATTGACAAGATGAAAAAAGAGTGCTATAATGATAGTGGGGTATAATATGTTTTACACATTTACATTTTTTGACATTACTTTAGAAGAAAGAAAAAATTTAATTGAAACAGCTGATAATTATGATATTAATTATTCGTATAATGAAATGTCTAATATACTAATTGTATATGATGTTCCCACTAATAGAAGAAATGAATTTATTGATTATGCTAATTCAAATAATATTGAGTATAAACAGGAAATAAAAGAACAAAGTGGAAACGGTGATATTAATAATACTGCTTTAAAGATAATAGAAAATCAAGCAAATTTTGATTACCGTTTACTTTCTATTTTATTTAATATCCGTTCTTTTGGTGGTGATGGGACAGTGGGTGGTAATACCGGAAATTATTATTATACGATATATGGTGCTTTAACAGTTGTTCAAGTTCAAGAGTTTGCAAGATTAGCACAAGAATTAGGAGTTCCTATTACAATCAGTGGAGAGGGGGAAAGGCAATATTTAACAGCAGGCCCCTTGACCTCTGAACAGAAGACACTTTTTCAAAAATTAGGTGTTAAATTAAATGTTGGCTCTAATACAAATCCTGGAGGGGAGATACCACCAATTATTAATCCGGGTGAGGATATACGCTATACACGAGAACAATTTATTAGTATCATTGCAGATTATTGTGTTTACAAAATGCACGAAACAGGAATATTAGCTTCACTTGCGATAGCACAATGTACGGTTGAATCTGGAAACGGGAATAGCGGTTTAACAGCTGTTTCAAATAACCTTTTTGGGTATAAAGGAAAATATAATGGTGAATCTGTTTTATATCCTACAAAAGAATGGGTTAACGGTCAATATATTGATGTAATGGGAGAATTTAGAAAATATCCAAATTGGAATGCATCAATTGACGATTATTTTTCTCTTTTATCTGGTGCTTCCAGATATCAAAATCTGGTTGGTGAAAGAGATTATAAAACAGCTTGTTATAAAGTTCAACAAGATGGATATGCAACAAGTCCAACTTATGCAACCACACTAATTAGTGTAATTGAAGCAAATAACCTACAAAAATATGATGATATGTGAGTGATTTTATGAAAAACTTTTTAGATAAGATAACTGTTGTAATTGGTGTTTTTGGTTCAATTCTTTCTTATTTTATTGGTGATATGACACCAGCTTTATATACACTTTTATTGTTTATGTGCATTGATTATTTAACAGGTGTTATTAACGCTATTGTATTTCATAAAAGTAATAAAACAAATACGGGTACATATGATTCTAAAATAGGATTTAAGGGTTTAATAAGAAAATGTGGCATTATTTTAATGGTTATTATCGCATTCCAGTTAGATAAAATTTTAGGTTTTAATTATGTAAAAGATGGTGTAACTTTTGCTTTTTTATTTAATGAATTGGTTTCTATTATTGAAAATTTGGGGTTAATGGGAGTTAAAATTCCTGATATTATTAAAAATGTTCTTAATGTATTAAAGCAAAAAGGGGATGTGCCAAATGCAGAAAATAACGATTCCGATTGAAAATCCACTTATTACAGCGGCATATAAAGTAAAAGCTTATACAAATAAATTCGGGTATATTCATTATGGAATTGATATTGCAGATTATAAATTAAATAGAAATATTTATTCTCCGGGTGATGCTATTATCTATGATTGTGGGATGGATGGAAAATTTTACAGTGATAAAAGAGGAAATTGTATTGTTATGATACTAAAAGATGTTCAATTTCCATCCGGTGAAATAAAAGATTTATCTGCAAGATTATTTCATTTAGATAATATTTTAGTATCAAAAGGTCAACATGTAAAACAAGGGGATGTCATAGGTATTTATGGAAACAGTGGTGCTAATACAACGGGTGCCCATTTACATATTGAATTTGATACCGATATTAACTATCCTGCATACGCTATTGGTATTAAAGAATCTGGGAATGTTATTAAAAAGGGGAGTGTAGATTCAACTTTAGACCCTAGTTTAATATGGTTCAAAAAAGAAAATCAAATTATAAAAACAAATGAAAAAATAGGTACATGGGTATTTGAAAATGATATTAATATTCCTGTATTACCAAGTATTAACTATAAAGAAAAATATGAAGATGTAATGAAAGAAAAAGAAATTCTAAAAAATGCTATTCAAAATTTATATAACATGGTGGAATCCATGGGAAAGGATTGTGTTAAATGACCAGAGAGGAAAGGGAAGCTTTGCTAATTCAAATTGCAAATACTGGTAATGATTCAGAAGCTAGGGAAATGATTGATAGAATTCATAATGATTTTTTAGATTATGAAAATCGTTTTAATGATTATGAAACAAGAGAATCTGAATTTATCAATACAATTGAAGAAATGGATAGTAAATATAAAAATCTGAAAAAACAATATATTGATAGATTTTTTGGAAAAAGAAAAGAAGAAATTATAGAAGAAAATAAAGAAGATTTGGAAGAAGAAAGTAAACCTAAATCTTATGATGATTTGTTTGAAGAAAGAGAGGGTTAATTAATGGGAAGTATTTTGAAAGCTTCTAGCGTTGATGTACTAAATACAATTCGGGCTAATGCTTCATCTACATATCAAGAAAGAATTCCGGAAGCTACTAGAAATAATATTTCTAAGGTTGGTTCAGCAATTTTAAATTATGAACCTGCTAGAAACGAATTTCTAAATGCTTTGATGAATCGTATCGGGTATGTTATTGTCACTAGTAAATTGGCAAAAAATCCGTTGCGAATGTTTAAAAAGGGTATGCTAGACTTTGGTGATACTGTTGAGGAAATTTTTGTGGATATCGCAAAAGCTCAACACTATGACCCTAAAGTAGCTGAATCAGAAGTTTTTAAAAGAGTAAAACCAAATGTTAGTGCATTGTTTCATAAGCTGAACAGACAGGATTTTTATAAAGTAACAATTTCTAATGATCAATTACAAACAGCGTTTTTGTCTAATAATGGAATTACAGATTTGATTGCAAGAATTACCGATAGTCTTTATTCTGGTGATAATTACGATGAATTTTTGCTTACGAAAGAATTAATTAAACAAACAGGAGAAAACGGACAATTTTCTGTACACCCTGTTTCTGCAATTACTGATGAAGCAAGCGCAAAATCTTTTGTTGCTTCTGTAAAGTCTGCTTCCGATATGATGGAATTTATGTCTACGCAATTTAATGCCGCAAATGTTCTCACATCTTCTTCTAAAGATGAACAGTATTTGCTGATTACACCCAAATATAATGCTATGATTGATGTAGAGGTTTTGGCATCTGCTTTTAATATGGATAAAGCAGAATTTATGGGGCATCGTGTTTTAGTAGATAACTTTAACGGCTTGGAAGATGATGGTGTAGTTGCCGTTTTGGTAGATAAAAACTATTTCATGATTTGGGATGTTTTGCAGAAATTTACAGAACAGTATAATGCTCAAGGCCTTTACTGGAATTACTTTTTCCATCATTGGCAAATTCTTTCTACTTCCCTTTTTGGAAACGCTGTTGCATTTACTACCACTACACCAACCGTTACAACATTAACCGTTGAGCCTGCTACTGTTACAAATTATGTCGCTGGACAATCCTATCAATTTTATGCAAAAGTAGAGGGAACAGGGCTTACACCTGCTACTTCTACATGGACAATTAGTGGAAATACTTCTGATGATACATTTATTTCACCACAAGGATTGCTTTATGTTGCTAAAGATGAAACAGGGGCTACTATTACCGTAACTGCTACAAATAATTTTAACAGTGAAGTTAGCGGAACGGCTAGTGTTACTAAGGCTTAATCACATTACGAAACAGGGTTTAAAACCCTGTCACCATAGAATTTCCGACTATGGTCTGATGATGTTAGGAGTGATTGCATGGATTTTTCACCATCTACAATTATTCAAATATTTAGTGATATTAGATGTGATATGAATCATAATGATGTATATTTATTTAAAACAAAAACACAAGAAGAAGAATTTTTTCAAAATCATGTTCAATTTACCTTAACAGATTTTTCTTATCAAAGACTAAATAAAAGAATTAGAGTAGAAATAAATGCAGAAAGATTATATAAGTGCAATTATTTAAGATTTCAAAATGAAAATTTTTCTGATAAATGGATTTACGCTTTCATTACGGATATTGAATTCGCTGGAAATAATGTTTCTTTTATTTATTTTAAAATAGATAATTATATGACTTGGAAAGATGATGTAACTTTTTATGAAAGTTTTGTTGAAAGAGAACATGTGGAAGATGATACACCTGGAAAACACCTTTACCCAGAAGGGCTAGAAACAGGAAAATTTAAAGTAAATTATCATGAATTTACTGGTTATTTAGAAAATATGGCTATATTGGTTGGATATAGTTATAAATCAGAACAAACTCAAATTAATGTAAATGGTGCAATAGGCGCAGAAAATATTAGCTATGTTATACCATCTATTATTAAAAAATATGCAGGTGGAACGTTACTTTCCGGAACTTATAGCGGTTCACAATATATCGCATGGGATATTGCAGATTATGAGCAGGTAAATACTTTTTTAACAGATTTAATGAAAGATGGACAAATTGATATGATTACTTCTATTTCAATGTGTCCTCAAGAATTTATTAATGGATTTACTTCTGGTAAAGAAGTTGTTCAAAATTCTAATAGTTCACGTACTGTTTCATTTCCTATTGCTTCTGGAAACAAATGGGAAACGTTTGGAAATTTAGACGGTTATATTCCTAGAAATAAAAAGTTATTAACAGGTGAATTTAATTTTTGTGCTGTTAATAATATGAATGGCACAGAAACGGAACTTTATTTTGAAAAATGGAATTCCTCAATATGTCTTTTTCACTTAAAAGGTTATGTTGGTTCTAATCCCTCATGCAGATTAGTCCCATCCGATTATAATATTAATAGAATATCTGGTGAGCCTACACAAGATAACTATGATTATAGTATTCCCTTGAACGGTTGGCCTTTATGTAGTTTCTCATATAGTGCATATGCAAATGAACTAGGTGCAAATAGAATGAGCCTTGCACAAAGCACTGTTAATGAAGGTATTTCTTCCGTGTGGGATATTTTTGGTAGTCTATTAACAGGAAATGTAAAAGGTGCTTTAGATTCTGTACTGGGAATTGGTGAAAAGGTTACAAGTTCACTGGCAAAAATGGGAGACAGCGCAAGAATACCTAATACAGTAAAAGGAAATCAAAATTTAAGTAATTTAAATATAGCTGAAAAAGTGCAAGATTTTCTTTTAATGCAAAAATGTATTACTAGTGAATATGCTGAAAGAATAGATAGATATTTCGATATGTATGGTTATCGTGTTAATGTTAGAAAAAGTTTAAATTTTAATAGTAGACCATATTGGAATTATATTAAAACTCTTGACGCTAAAATTTATGGTGATGTACCAAATGAAGCTTTGCAGGAAATGAAAAATATGTTGAATCACGGATGTACATTTTGGCATACAGAAGATTTAGGGAATTATGATAAAAATAATGGGGTGGTTTAGTGTCTAAATCGAGAAATAAGGCAATGTTTAAAAATTCACCTATTTATTTATATTATTTAAATAAATTAAAAGAATATGCCTTATCTTGTTTTAAATGGGAAAATTTACCTAATACAGTAGATGAACGATTTTTAGAACTAAGTTTATTAGAAAAGGGATATGTAATATTCTTTTATGATGATATTTTAGGGTATTTAACTTTAGGTGGTTCTATTGGTGGTGAACAAAGTGTTTACCGTGTTCCGATGGATAGAACAGCTATAGCACCAAACGGATATCAAAATAATTTAACAGATAAAAATAGTGTTATTATCTTTAATAACTATTTAAGAACACCAACATTTATTACATGCGAAATGTATGCAGAACAGCTTTATGAATTAGATAGAACAATTTTAACAAATATAAAATCTCAAAAAACACCTATTATTTTAAAATCTTCTCAAAATGAAAAATTAACAATGGAAAATATATATTTAGACTATGATTCTAATGTTCCTGTTATTAAAGTGTCAAATGATTTAGATATGAATAATTTAACTGCATTAACTACAAATGCACCTTTCATTTCCGATAAATTAATGGATATTAAATATAATATATGGAATGAAGCACTAATAGCTTTAGGAATAGATGGAAATATCAGTCAGAAAAAAGAACGAGAAAATATAGTGGAAAGTTATGTTCCCACAAAACAAAGTAAACTTTCCAGACTTTCCTATTTAAATGCAAGAAAACAAGCGTGCATGGAGATTAATAATATGTTTCATTTAAATATCGATGTAAATTATAATGCTGATGATAATATTATTAATGAAATAGAGGGTGGGAATATTGGCAGTTTATACAACAGAGTTAAGAACAATTTTAGAGAACGGGAATTCAATATCGTTAAATGATTATCCCATTTTTGATGAAAATTATAGAAGTGTTTTAAATACAAATATAATTGATTATTATTATTTTAGGGAAATCGGTTTTGAAACTGTCGCACAATTTAATCATTATCTTAATAATAAAATGAATATAATTATGCCTTATTATAATAAAATATATATCGCAACTTTAAAAGAAATTAATCCGTTGAATAATTATAATTTAACTGAAAAATACGAAAAAAAATATGAGGGAAGCGGAAATAATACAACAAATGATTCATCTAATAGTGATAGTTTAAACGCTTTTTCTGATACACCACAGGGAAATGTTTCAAATAATGAAATAACTGAATTGAATTATTTAAGTGAAGCCACACAAAATAAAGCTAATTATAAAAACTTGTCTATATCAAATATGAAAAATAACGCAAAGGAAAATTATATAAAAAATACAAGTGGAACACAAGGAATTCCCGAAAGTGAAATGATAAGAAAATACATAGATTCTTTATTGAACATTGATAAAATGATTATTGAAGAATTGTCCGATTTATTTATGAAAGTGTGGTGATTTTATGTGGATAAATGGACAATGGATTTGTAACCCAATTATTCCTACTGTTTTTGATGAAAGTTTATCTTATTATGAAACAATTTGTAAACTAAATCAAATTGTACAAGACTTAAATAAAAGATTAGATGATTTTCAATCTGATTATGAAAATTACACTGATACAGAAATTTCTAAACTAAAAAAATATACAGAAAATTTAATTGAAAATCTAACAAATAAAGTAAATGAAGATGTTGCAAATTTATATTTATTTATTTCTAATGAAGATAAAAAAATATATGATGAAATTCTAAAAAGATATAATTTTTTAAAAGAATATATAGATACAACAGATGAAGTAAATAGAATATGGACAATAACAGAAATAAATAAAGTAATAGACTTAGTAAACGAAATAAACGAAGATGGATTTTTAGTTTATAACCCATTCAGAGGTTATAAAACAAAAATGCAGATAGTTATTAATGATATCTTTAATGCAATTCGAAAATTTGCATTATCTGCATTATCTTATGATAATTTAAAACTTAGTGCAGATGAATATGATAAAAAACATTTATCAGCACTAACTTATGATTTGTATGGGAAAATTTACCTTATTAGAAATTTTGGTCAATGTCATATGTTCTCGCCTTTTAATGGAATATATACTTTAATTTCTGATGTTGTAAATGACCTTGCTTTACTTCATAAGAAAGCTTTGACAGCTTTAGAATATGACAATCTTAATTTTACTGCAATCGGTTATGATGAAAAAAGAATGAGTGCATATAATTATGACTGGTTAGCAAATTCTTAAAGGAGTGTAAATTATGCCTAGCACGAATAAAACAAACCCTTATGAACTTTCTCAATTTATCGGAAGTGATATTCCATCTTGGCTTTCTGATTATAATAGTGACATGTTGAAAATTAATAATGCTATTCAAGAAGCTAAAACTTCTGCGGATGATGCAATGAGTTCAGCCGGTTCAGCTTCTTCTGATGTAACAGCTTTATCTAATACCGTTTCTACCTTGTCTGAATCTCTGAATACTACTAATCAAAATGTAACAAAAAACACAAGTGATATTAGCTCTATTAATTCTTCTGTTTCTAATATTAATCAAAATATTGATTCTCTAAACGGAAAAGTAAATGCTAATAGTGAATCTATTGGAAATCTTACTACACAAGTTACTAGCAATACGCAATCTATTAATACAATTACACCCGCTTTTCAAAATATGGGAAAATGGACTACTAGCCCACTTTCTTTGAAAGACCCTTTTACAGGTTCGTTAAATATGTATTATAATACATATTTAAATATTGCAATTATTAATGGTCAAATTAATATTCCAGATACTTATGAAATAACAGGAAATATTATTTATTTACTTAGCGAAACTATGCCTATTGCTGTTGGTTATGCTTATCCCTCAGGTGTGCAATATGGTGTATATACAGAAAGTGGAAATAGAATTACAACTCCATCAAACGGATTAGACCTACACGCAAATAATATGTCTGTTAATGCTAGTGCTCTTTTTAAACTCGGGACATCTTCTACATCCGGACAAACTAATAGAAGCTATAAATTTTTCACCGTTGTCCCGCTGTTTAATGGGTTAAATTAAAATAAGGGTGCTATATGCACCCTTATTTTAATGTAAAGTAAGGGCTAGCTATTTAGCCTTTACTATGACACTGTAATAAATGCCGTGAACACTGTTTTTTCGCTCTACATACAAGCCGTTGTGATTTCTGTAATACTTGTAAGCAGATTCATATGTAATAAAGTCTATTGCAAGGAATATACCTTGCGATGTGGTGATAGTGTACATAATGCCACCCCTTTAATATCTTTTATAGTATTCGTCTTTTTCTTTCTTTTTTTCAATATCATTTAATAGCCTTATCTTTAATTCTGATTTAGTATCTGTTATAAAAGATTTATTATTATAAAAACATAAATAAATCACCTTATAATTTTCTCCCTCTTTTAACACTGATTTAAAATATCTTATAAGTCTTCCTTTAACAAAAATGTACATTTTCCACTCACCTTTCAAATAATATGTACTTTTTAGTACAATTACATTATAATATGTTTATTGTACGTTGTCAACTGTTTTTTATAAAAATGTGCATTTTTCTAGTGTCCAATAAAGTGGACGCATGTACCAGGTTTATAGTTTTCACGCTTTAATGCTTTAGTGTATGATATATTTTGAAAAGGGTATTGACTTCTGTTGAATTGTGTGCTATAATATGTATAGTGAAAAGAAGATATTGTAAAGTAGCAAGATGCACAAGAACGTTATGGAACGTCTTGTGCAATTTTACCCCCCAAACTTACC